GTGTCACATCCCGGCGCGTGTGGCAAAATCCGCCGGGTGACCACCGCGGCAGCTGAGGCGAAACATCCAACCGATCCGTTGCTGTTCCGCCTCGCGCACTACCAGGCGTTGATCCTGATCGCACTAGCCACCGCGCTGGTGGTCGATCATTACGTCCGGTCGCCGTTGGCGCTGCTGGTCGGCATCGGGCTCTACGCGGTCTACGGGCTGTCCGTCATCGGTACCATCCGTCACCGGCGCGGGATCTGCCTGGCCTGCGGTGACGCTTTCCCGCTGGACGCACAAGGGCAGGCACAAGGGCGGCGGCGGCGAGCGTTGCGCACGTTTCATCTGGTCACGGATCATCCCGGCCGCCAGATGGTCGGGATCGCCGCCGTAGTGGTCCTGGGTATCTGGGTGTGGTGGCCCGCCGTCGTGATGTGGGCATGTTTCGCGGTCGAGAGCTGGGCCGCTTACTGGCATCGGCTATTGGAGCCGTACTGCCCGTACTGCCGCCGCCGTGGCCGTGGCCGTGGTGAGGACAGCCCTGCTCCCGTACCTACACCCGTGCTTAGCCGGTCCGCCTAATGCCTCGCGGGGTGCACGCTGTCATGCGCCGATACGCCGCGCATGACAGCGACGGAGCGTTGCAGCGCTGCTGCCACCGCGGGGACAAGGTGACGTTTCCCACCGCCGGAAACGCCGACGCGGCAGCGTTGGAACTTCGGGCGCTCGGATGCGGCCCCACCGACGTCTACCCCTGCACCGACCACTGGCACCTCACGAAAACACCAACACCGCAGCCACCCCAACCGGAACCTACCGACGCCGACGAACGCACCGCGGCCTTCGCCAGAATCCTGCTGACCTACCCGGTGGACAAGATCACTCGGGACGCCCTGGTCCGCGCGCTCAGCCGGGAAGGTTTCAGCTCACCGCGTAGCCGCTGGATCCGGCCTTACCTGACGGACCTGGAAAACATGGGGGCGATCAAGAGATGCAGGGGCGACAACACCATCCTGATCGCCGACCGCAGCGTCCTGGAGTCCTGGCGTCCCTAGTGCGCAGCGTGGTGGTCGTAGACGCATGCCAGGCAGTAGGGGCCCCGGCAGATCGGGCACGCAGTGCAGCACGCACGCGCGCACCGCGCGCACGGTTCCAGCGGGTAGAACAGCACCAGCACTGGTTGTTCTGGTTCATTCATAGAGCGTCGCCCGGATTCGAACCGGGGTTGCCGTGGCGGGTGCCATTCCCTTGCGGGTCTCACCTGGCTAGCACTAGCGGTGAGAATGGGGCCTCGATCCCCTCGCTACACGGTGTCTTAGGCCACTAGACTACGACGCTAAGCATTCAGTTTTCAGCAGAACCGAGCCAGCGCGAACACCGCGATGAACGCTATTTCCACCGCTAGCATCTTCGACTCGATGTTTATCATGTCGGGTCGGTGTCGGTTACGGCGTCGGGAATGGGCTCGTCGCTGACATCATCGTTGGCCTCTCCACTGGCCAGCAGAGCACCGGCAATAGCCGCCACCGAATCAGCTTTCACTCCCAGCTGTCGAAGCTGCCGCCGGGCCGCGGTGCGGGCCTGAATCGGAGTGTCGGCTGGCACCCCGGCGAGCTTGCACATGGTCAGGAAACTTTCCAAGTGCCCGACTGTGCTGGCCTCGATGGTGATTTCCACTGCACCCGTGATCATGACTAATCGTCCCCCTCTAGCAGCGTTGGGTCATAGACCGGCGGTACGCCAGCCATTAGTTCTGTCCAGTTGAACTTCTTGCCCAACGCCTCGATGATCGTCACGTACCCGCCAGTTTCGTCAAGCCGCAATAGGCGACCGTCGAATATCAGCGCGTACTTCGGCACCTTGACGGCGCCGCGCACGAATTGCTCACCGCGGTCAGTGATCTGCCACCACCCCGCCCGGCCGCCGTCGTCGCGCCGGACTGGTTCCTCCTCGATCAGTCCCCAGTACCTCAGCTTGGCGTGGTCACCGGCGATGTGGTCCAGGACGGTGGGCATGTGGAACACCTCGCGGCTCACCTGGCGGTACGCCCGGATCAGCCCGTAGGTCATCGCGGCGTTCAGTGGCCGCCGGTAGACCTTGGTGAGTTGGGTGCAACACGGACACGCTGCGCCACCGCGTTGGGCCGCCACTCTTAGCCATTCCCTGGCGTCGCCGAGGAGCGCGGCGTCAGAGAACTGCTGGCTCATGACGCCAGCAGGTAATCGAACAGTGCTTTGCCGACCTTGCGGTCTTCGACCTTCATGGAGTTCGCGGCTTCCCGAGCGAAGGTCACCGCCTGTTGCAACTTCTCGACGCGTTCCAGCAGGACCGCAACCCGATCTGCCGGTAATGCGCCGGAAAACTTCACGGTCTCCCAGTAACCCACGATCTCATCGACGGTGAAAAGGTGCACCTGCGCCGGGTGCTTATCCGTCGCGGGAGCTAGAACGTGGTTCTGTGGATTTTTCTTTGTCCGGGCGGTCTTCACCGGGTCGGTCGCCCAGCAGCCACGCTGCGCGTCGTAATGCCAATTGTCTGCCAGATCCAGCGTGGGCAACTTCGCGATGATGGTGTGCATGTCCCGCAGTTGCTTTTCGAGGAATAGCAGGTGCGTCACCGGAACGTCTTTCAGCAGATCTTTCCCATCGACCCTGATGGTGCCTTTCGCTTGGGTGTTGGCGAAATCCTTTGTCGCGACCAGATCAAACATCCGGGTTTGGGCTTCGGCGATCTGCCGCAGGATGTCATCGATTTTCAGCTGGACCCGAGTGGACTCACCGGGCAGCATCTCGCCACCGTTTTCCGGCGAGATGATCGGGCTGTAGGTCCTAGCGATGCCCGCGAACGGACCGTTGCTCTGGATCCGCTGGGTGTCGTGGTGCAGCTTCGTGACGGTGCTGTAGGTGGTGCTCTTGACGGACGGCTCGACGGCGATGATCTGACAAAGGAGGCTCACGGCGCGGGAGGCTATTACTCCCTTATACATGTTAATTCGCGGCGCATATGTTTATACATTCCTGAACACAATGTCACAGAAGTGCACATCTTGTGGAGCGGGGGGCCACTGCTCATGAACCGCCCGGCTGGCGCATTGACTGGCCCGGACACGCCGTGACACGGTACGACGCACGTGCAGCCGCATCGGCGGTTGCACGACCGGAAGGGAGTCCGACCGTGGACGGGATCAAAAACGGCATGCCAGCCGCCGTGCTCACCCTGATCACCAAAGTGAGGTGGCGTAAGAGCACGCACAGTGGCCAGCTCGGCAACTGCGTCGAAGCTGGCGCGCTGGAAGGCGGCGACGTCGCGGTGCGCCACTCACGGCACCCTGGCGGCCCAGCTCTGATCTTCACCCGTGAGGAGATGGCCGCGTTCCTCGCTGGCGCGAAGGACGGCGAATTCGACGACCTGACCTAGAGACTGCGCCGACGCCCGGTCTCGTGCTGGCAATCGCAATGGGTCTTATCCCCGGTGCGGTTCGGGCAGGCCTCGTGGTTGCCCTCAGCGCACCGGCGGCAGATGAACGTGATCACCTCCGCGGACGCTAACCACGGCGGCCAGCGCAGCCCGATGGCCCGAAACCGCAGGTCACCGCTCGGGATCCGGCGTGCCTACCACCAGTGAAAGTTGCGCGCCAGCGCGGCGAGAGCGGCACGCAAGGGCCCCGCGGCATGGTGTGCTCATGCCGATGAATCCCTGGCCGTGCGCCCACTTCGTTTGTCGCTGGAGAGGTTTCCTAGCCTTCCTACGAGCTGACTACTGCGCCCTGGTGGCCGCGATCGTCTGCGTAGCGGCGCTAACCGCTTTGATCGCGGCCACCTGGCGCTAGAGGGGGGGGTGGGCCGCCTGGGACTCGAACCCAGAACCCGCAGCTTAAAAGGCTGCTGCTCTGCCAATTGAGCTAACGGCCCCGCTGGTTGACGCAGCATGACATAGGCGTCTAAAGTCGCCTCGCATTGCGCCACCGATGCGCGTCAGGTAACGAGTAAAACGATGGCCCCGGCGGACACACTCGCCGGGGCCATCGTTGCTTCTGTCGACACAACACCTACCGCTCATCGCAGCGTCGCTGCCGGGGGGTAGCTTCCCCGCTACAGCGGGATGGAGCAGCTCGGTAGCTCGGCAGCCTCATAAGCTGTAGGTCGCCGGTTCGAATCCGGCTCCCGCTACAGGTGGTGCGGCACTGCCGGGATGGCTGGGCTCCTCACCCCGGCGACAGCAGCGCACCGTGAGGTGCGGGCCCCCTTGGGTCTCCATCTGCACCGCGCCACCACCCTCACCGTTTCCGGTGCCGCGCCAGCGCGAGCCGGTAGCGGACGTGGTCAGCGATGAACCCGACAGTGACCACGCCCATGACCACGAGGACCCCCTCATATCCAGCGAGCACGTAGGCGACCATCCCGCCGACCACGAACACGAACCACTTGAGCAACCACGTTCCTAGCAACACGACAGCTCCCGCGGGTCGGAAATCGGCCAGTAGTGGCCGTGGTCGGGGGTGTGGTCGTAGGCCCAAGCGGGGCCGCTCTCGACGATCTGGTGCAGCGCGTCGACCAGCGCGGTGACGTCTTCACCAGTGCTGCCGATTCCCAATGACGCCCGGACCCCGCCAGGCTCGGCCACCGTGCGTCCAGCGCGTAGCGCGGCGGTGATCCATCGGCTCTGGTCGTCCTCAATGCCCAGCAGCGACGCCATCAGGGGGTGTGCGCAAAAGCACCCGTGGCGGACCGCGATGCCGTACTCAGCGGACAGGATCGCGGCGAGTTTGGCGTAGGCCATCCCTTCGATGTTGAACGTGATCACCCCGATTCGGGGATGATGCACGGGCCACTGTTGGTAGATCCGCAGCTTCGGAACGTCGCCCAGCGCTTTACGGGCGTCGCGGAACAGGACCCCTTCATCGGCCGCCAGCAGGCCCATCCCCACGGCTTGCAGGATGCGGCAGGCCTCGGTGAGCGCCACCGCGCCGATCACGTTGGGGCTACCGGCCTCTTGCCGGTCCTCGGCTCGGTGAGCCCACATCACACTGTCGGTGCGGACGTACTTCACAGCTCCGCCACCAGCGATCATCGGTTCGCCGTTGGTGAGCCAGTCGGGGCGGCCGATGAGCACACCAGCACCGAACGGCGCGTAGATCTTGTGCCCGGAAAAAGCGAGGTAGTCGATCTGGTCTTCGGCCATGTTGATCGGGTGGTGCGGTGCGAGTTGCGCGGCGTCGACCACGATCCGCGCGCCGTAGCGGTGCGCGAGATCGGCGATCTCCCGGATGGGCCACAGCTCGCCGGTCACGTTGCCAGCACCGGTGATCGCCACGAGCTTGCACCGTGAGCGGCGTAACGCGCGCTCGATCCGGTCGAATGCTTCGTCCGGGGTGCGCGACACCGGGAGTTCGATGACCCGGCAGCGCCGCCAGGGCAACAAATTGGCGTGGTGGTTGCTGGTTTCCACTATCACGGTGGCCTCGGCACCTACCGCCCAACAGAGCCGGTTGAGCGCATCGGTGGTGTTGGCGGCGAACATGACCGCATCGTCGGGTCGCGCACCGACGAACCCAGCAACGCCGCGTGCCTGCTCATACCGCTCGGTGGTGACGTGGGATTTCCACCCGGTGCCTCGGTGCACGGAGGCGTAAAGCTCTAGCGTTTCAACGACCTTGTCTCTCACTGCCGTCAGGCATGGACTGCTCGCGGCGTTGTCGAGGTTCACATATCGGGTGGTGCCGCCGGTGACGAGCGGCACCACCGCATCCCCACCGACCAGACTCGGCATCGTCGTCGGTGCTCTGAAATCATGGACGTGGATGGTCACAACAGGCCTCCGGTGTGCGTAAAGGCAAACAAGCGCGCACGGTAGCGCTTCCTTTACCTAGCACCGTCACCAGGGACCGCGTCACTTACCGTGTCGGTGCCGCTTCCGTGCCGCCCGCGCCGCTTCCCGCGCCGTGTCGCGCGCCACCCGTGCAGCGTCGCGTTCAGCTACCCGCTGGCGGTGGTACCGGTCCTCAGCTTCCTGCGCGCTGATCGTCGGTTTGGGGTGCTGGTAGTACTCCGGACAGCTGCCCGGTTCCAGCGTGAAGATCTTCCCGCAGCTGGTGCAGAACCGCTCATGGCCGCACGAGTAACGCCAGTCCTCATAGAGCCGCCACAACCACCACGACCACCCACAGTGGTACCCGTCGAGGTACTGGTAGCGATCCCGGCCGTACTTGTGGGGCTGCTGCTCGCGGCTGGCCACGGCCCGTTTGAGCCGGATCCCGTAGGTGTGTTCCACACCGACTTTGCCCCGGCACCACAGTTTCGTGGAACGGCGCCGGGTGTGCCGAACCGGTTGCTCATCAGCCGGGCGTGGTGCCCTCAGATCGCCCGCTGACGGCTCGGTATCCCATTTGCTCATCGCACTACGGGATCCGGTTAGTGACCCACGCAGCGAGCTGCTCACCGGTCGGTTCAGCCCAGTACCGCACACCGTGCGGGCAAACGAACGGCGCGAGCGTGAAAGGGCCCAACACGACCGGCGGCTTAGTCGAAATGGTGACGTCGAGGTGCTGGCCAACGAACGCATTGCGCAGCTCGGTCAGGCAGTCGGCGTGGTCGTGGTGGTGACCGCAAGGGCATTCACCGGCGGTGTGCTCCCCGTGGTCGCTCATGAATCGAGGGGCGGGATCGGCCGCATCAGTTTGTCGATGTCGGCGGCGTCGATTTTCACTAGGCGTGGCCCAACCCGATAGCCCTGGATCCGGCCAGAGGTGATGTAGCGGCGCACTGTCCGGGCGTGCACACCGAGCAAGGCGGCGGCGTCACCCAGACTGATCAGCCTGCTGGTGGTGGCGATATCGCTGGTTGTGAGCATCTTCGCGGTGGACTCCTCGCGGACTCAGGACAGACCTGTCCTGTGTGTGTCCGCGGGGTCCACGGGATCTCACCCGGCACCACGGCTTGGATTAGGTGGGGAAGCGAACCGCGCGTGGCGGTGATAGATCAGGGCCCGCGGGCGCTTCCCCGCCAGTGACGGTAGCAGCTACGTCCCGTCGTGTGCACTAACGTCGCCCGCGAGTGGCACGAATCCGGCGGCCGTCGAGTGCGACCCGACGTGACCGGCCAGTAGGTGTTTGAACCGGGCGTCGTTGTCAGCGACATGCCAGTGCCCACGGCCCTGAGCGAAATACCGGTACTCACCCGGAACGTCGAACGTGTATTCACACGACGTGCACCGGTACACCACGGATTCCCGCCGACCGCACTCCTGACAGTCATCGGGGTCGTGCGGTGTCATTGGCTCACGGTGGGGATTCGGCGCAGCATCGCGTCGAGGTCGGATTGCTGGACCCGGACCAGCTTCTTGCCGAACCGGTACGCGGGCAATTCGCCGCAGTCGATGCTGCGCCGGATGGTTTGGGTGGACACACCGACGTAGATGGCGGCGGATTCGACGGAGAGGTAGCGGCGCTCTTTCGGGCGGCTGCTGGTGGTGGTCACTGCGGTGGTGCTCCTCACGGACGCGAGGGCAGGCACGCTGCCCTGGTGGTCCGCAGGGTCCTCGGGTCACGCCCGGCGCTGCGGTGGATCAGGGTGCTGGGAAGGCCCCACCGACAGCCGGTTGCATCGACTGTGCCCCGGAAAAGCCTTCCCAGCGGTGGAAAACCACAAGGGGGTCCTGCGCTCAGCATGCGTGACCGTGGTCCGCCTGGCAGCAGGCCGCGTTGCTGGCCTTCCGGTTGCGCACGATAGCAATTGGGTGAACTTGAGGTCTAGTGGGGCTTGATCATCATCAGTGGTGTCGCCTGAACACATTGGGCTCATATTGGGCACGAAACCCGGTGATCCGTTTCAAAAGGGCCTCTGACCTGCGGTAACGCTGGTGGGCGATACTGGGATCGAACCAGTATCTTGACACCTAGCGCTACCAGGGCAAACCCCCGCTGACGTGCGGCGACCCACTGCGTGTGTCGCTCAACCATGGTCATGAGTTACCATACGTGGGCAAACGATTGGGCACGGATTGGGCACGCAAGTCCTCTCGTGTCCACTCCTGACCCATCGGAAGTGGTCACTCACATGGCAACACCCAAGCGCCGCAAGCTCCCCGCCGGTGTCCGGGTACTGGAGTCGGGCCGCTACCAGGCCCGGTACACCGCCGAAGGCCGCCGGTACAACAGCCACCGCAGCGACGGCAGCCCGCTGACCTTCGACACCGTCAGCGCGGCGTCAGCGTGGCTGACCGTCAAGCGCGCGGAGATCGTCCGCAAAGAGTGGGAACCGCCCACCGCCGTGCCGAAGGCCGCACCGAAGACGCTGCGGGAATTCGCCGACGCGTGGCTGGAGACCCGGCGCCTCGCCGTGCGTACTCGGGATCATTACCAGCAATTACTGCGCGACCACGTGTATCCCGTATTCGGCAGGAAGTCGGTCGACGCGATCCGGCCAGCCGATGTGCGCAAGTGGTACGCCGACCTCGGCAAACGCACCGGCCCCACCGCGCAAGCCCATTCCTACGCATTGCTGAAATCGATATGCAAAACCGCGGTGGACGACGAGCTGCTCGCGTCGAACCCGTGCCGCGTCACCGCTGGCGGTCAAACGGAGACGGTGGTGGACCCGGTACCCGCGACGCTGCCCGAGCTGGCGGTGATCGTGGAGACGGTGCCCGCCCGGTACCGGCTGATGATGCTGCTCGCGGCGTGGTGCGCGCTGCGTTTCGGTGAGCTGGCCGAGATGCGACGCTCCGATGTCGACGTCACCGAAGGGGTCCTCCACGTCCGGCGCGGCGTGGTCCGCACCAACGCCGGACGGCTAGTGAAGGACCCCAAATCGAAGGCCGGTAAGCGGACGGTAGCCATCCCGGCGGCCCTGATGCCGGTGGTGCAGGCCCACCTTCTGGAACACACCGCGCCCGGCGCGGACGGTCTGTTGTGGCCCGGTGCCCGCAATGGTTTGCAGCTCGCCCCGTCCACCCTGTACCGGGTGTTCTACCCCGCGCGGGAAGCGGCCGGGCGGCCCGATTTGCGGTTCCACGATCTGCGGCACACCGGAGCCACCCTCGCCGCCGCGACCGGCGCGACCCTCAAACAGCTCATGGCCCGGCTCGGGCATTCCAGTGCCAGCGCCGCGTTGCGCTACCAGCACGCCGCGCTGGCCGACGACAAGCGAATCGCTGGGGATCTGTCCAAAATGATCACCGCCAGCGTGACCCCCATCGAGGAAGCCCCCAGCGCCAAGAAGCCACGGAGGCGTTCCGCATGAGCGATCAAGACTTTGAACCGACCCAGCGGCCGGAGTCGCTGTTATGAGCGGCAACGGGAATCTGACGGACCGGCAAATCCACGCTAGCAACGCTGCGTTCGTGGTTGCCATAGCCTTGTTGGTTCTCACGTTCGCGCTGCCAGGTTTCATCGCGAAGCTGCTCTGTGGAGTGGCAGCAGTATTCGCCGTGCTGATCATCGTCGCTATCAGGGCCGGGAGCGTGCACCGATGAAACACCGCGTGATCATCACTCAGGAACTCATACTGGACACAGTAGTGGAAGCGCCAGCGGATGCGTCGATTGAAACGTTGACCGAATTGGCATTGCAAGAAGCCGACACTGGCGATGACTCTTTCGAATGCGAATGGTCGGAAACCAAAGTCGGGCCACCGGAAGGTGAGGACGACGCCGATGGGCGTTTCCGCTACCTCAGAGACACCACTGGGAGGCGGTCGGCGTGACTGATCTCACCGGTATTGAGCTGGACCGTCTGCTGTGCGTCCCGGAGCAGGTAACCGACTCGCCGAGCCCGGAAAAGGACCAGCGCGATGCGGCGGCCAGCCACGCGCACAGCATCCAGACGTACGTCGCACAGCTGTACGGAATGTCACATGTGCGTGGCTATTACCGAGACTATCCGGATTGGATAAGACTCGGAGTGAGCCAAACAGTAGCGGAATGGGTAACAGGAAAAGGTCGAACCTGTTTGCATGCGCCTACCATACGGAAACCGCAACCCGTTTTCACGGCAGCGTGGAAACCTGGCCTCGTGGTATGCCAGCCATGTTGCCATCTGCTGCAATTCCGGCATGGATCGGTCAAAGACCGGACATGTGACCGTTGTGGTCACGTGGTGAGCGGGAAGCCACCCGACTTGATCTCCGCGCACTCGATACGACTCGGCTCCGTCACCTGGATGTACGGCCTTTGCGCCGGATGCGACGTACCACCTACTGGCGAAAGCTGCGGGGGCCCCCATGGATCATGACGAATTCCGCCGTCTCTTGTGCCGGGCACTTCACCTAAACGAGGACGCCAGCGATTACGAGATCTTGGCGCGAGTCGAAACCGCATACCACTTCTATTTACTTAACCGGCCCGTCGACGAGGGGGAGATTACTAGTGGATCGTAAGCGGGCAGCGAGCGCCGCGCGCATCATCGTTGCTGCGAGGGTAGAAACCATAGACAACGCCGAGGCGGACAGATACCGCCGTGCAACCTACTTGCTTACAACAATAACTCCTCTCGTGAATGGACCTAAGAGGAAAACCTACACACTGGATCAGGCAGGGCTCGACGACTTCCTGGACCACTACTCCGACTACGCGGAATTTATTATCGAGCTAACGAAAGTCCCAGCCACCACTCCCGAGAGGGGAGAGGATAAGTCATGACAATCGGCGATTTCATTGTGTGGGTTACCGGCGGCGGTGGGATTTGCCAAATGAAGTGGCAAGACCAAACGCAGTCCATCGCTGCTGGCATGCAGTTCAAAGAGCGGATATGCGGTGGGGTGGCCACCGAGCCGGTCACCCTTTTCAACGAACAGTTTCAACGCGAGGAGCCGCACTTGATTTGCAAAGCCTGTCTGCCCGAATTCCTGGACCAGCCGGGTGCGGCGAAAATGTACGTGGTGATCGAGGAAGACGGGGAGGCGCAAGGGTGACCGCTCAGCCCCCCAAGCGTCGGCGCGGTGGTTCGCTCACGCGCAAGGTCGCGACAAGACAATCGTCCGAATCGGTTTCAGGCGACACCGCGTTCTACGTCGTAACTACTCGGCCTGATGGAGTGGGAGCGTCCTTCGACGCCGTCAACAGAGACCTCATCCGGCAAGCCCTCGCGGACAGTGAAGCGGTCTGGCACGACGGGTGGCGCAGCCATGCGGACCCCGGTGTGCTGGTCATCCCCGTCGATGTAGCGGCTGACGTCATCGTTGGCCTACTGCAACGATGCTTCACCGAGAGCGGGAGCGAGTGAACGACCGCACGCCGGTCATCATCGGTGGTGTTGTCTTCGTTCTACTGACCGTCAAGTTCTGCTACCAAATTTACCGAATATGGCACTGATTCCCGAAATCCTCCCGCCGAAAAGGGGAACCGTTGTTGTTGTTCACCAGACTGGCCGTCACCAAATTGACCCCGCTAACTAAGCGCCTGGGCTACGGCGTGGTTCACGAGCTGGGGATGTTTGCCTGTGCGGTGCTGTACCAGCTGCCGTTGCCGCTGGTGATGCTCGGCTGGGAAGCACAGGCCTGGGATGCCGCCTACGTGTGGTACCGCGCCTTGCTGCTCTGGGCGTTCGCCGCGGTCTACGCCTACCTCTACGGGCGCTGGGTGGTCCGCGCCAGCAGGGACGGCCTGAAATGAGCGGCGAGCTGGACGAGCTGAGCGAACACACCCCGCAGCGGCGACGTGAGGTGATCGCGCGGCTTGACCAGATCGCCATCCACCACCGGCTTGCCGAGTGGGCTGAGGCGATCAGCGGCGCGTTCGTGCCGTTGCCGGATGAGCACCCGTGCGATACCGGCGCCCTCGACGACATCAGCGAGCGGCTCACCGAACTGGCCACGCACATACACAAGCTCGAAAGCCTCCTGGAGCGCCACCTAGCCGGACCGCGCTGGTCGATCACCGTGGCGCGCTGGTCGGTCACCATCACCCGAGGTGGCCAGTGACCGAGGCCAACGCCGTCCTGCGGATCTTCGGCATCAGGTGGGATTCACCCGATGCGCAGCTCGCCGTGAAGGTCGACACCCCGGTCGGTGAACTGTGCATCGACTGCTCCGAACCGATCGAACCCGCGGACCGCGGGCTGATGTGGCCCGTGTTCGATCACATCGCCCATTTCACCGATGTGACCACCGGCAACCAGAAGTCCACCATCGCGGTCCGGTTGCGGCCGGTGCATTTGGAGTGCAGCCTGCGGGCCGACTTGAGCCACATTTTCGGCCAACGCGGGCAGCATGCGTCGTTGCGGGCTGAGGCGCTGGCCACCCTCGCGGCGATCAACGCTGACCGAGCATCGGAAGGGCACGGCCCGCTGTAGATGGAACTCTCACCGGAACAGATGGTCGACGACGCGATAGCCAACACCGAGCTGGCCGGTGGATCGATCGACCCGGATTGGCGCGCGGTGCTGCTGCGGGTCGCGACCGGCGACCTCGACGGCGACGCTGCCGTGGCGCTCGCGTTGCTACTCGGCTAGATAGCCTTCCGCTGTGTGCATATCAGTTGGGCCCTTGTGCGGGTGGCGAAAGCCTTCCTGCAAACGCCCCGATACGACACCTACGACTTAGCGCGCGAGGTTCATGTCCAACAGAGCATTGTTGACAACCTGGTTGTCCGGATGACCACCGAGGGCTGGTTGACCACCGACGACGGCTGGAATTTCGACCTGACCCCCGAAGGCCAACGTGCACTGATCACGGTGCTGACCCAAGCCCGAGCGTTCAACGACAAACGGCAAGGCAGGGCGTCATGAGCACCATGTGGTTCACCTCGGATTGGCATTTCGGCCACTCCAATGTTCTGGGTTTCGGTCCGGGGCGCCCATTCGACAACATCGCGGCGCACGACGCTGAGTTAATCGCCCGGCATAACGCGGTCGTCGCGCCCGACGATGAGGTGTGGGTGCTCGGTGACGTCGCGCTCGGTGACCTCACGACCTCGCTGGCGTGCTGCGCTGCGATGAACGGTAGGTCGTATCTGCTGTGCGGAAATCACGACCGGCCAACGATGGCCCGCGGCGCGGACAAGGCGCACCACTGGGCGCAGCGTTACCGCGACGAAGGCGGTTTCACCGAGGTGATCATTGAGGACTCCATCACCATCGCGCTACCCAGCGGGACCGAAGTGCTCGCCAGCCACTACCCCTACGCCGGGGACGCCACCACGACCGAGCGGTTCATCGACCGGCGGCCGGTCGACCAGGGTCAGTGGCTAGTCCACGGCCACGTGCACCACAGATGGCGGGTACGGGCCCGACAGATCAACGTGGGAGTCGACGCGTGGCACTACCGGCCCGTGCCGTGGACCGTCATCGACGCGCTGGTGAGTTAGTTGGGTGACTGATACCGCTGGCCTGCCGGACCAGTGGACTCCGGAACCTTCGTGAAATTCGCCGGATCATTAGCACCACTATCGCCGTTGTGCTCATTCGTTGCCCCTGCTGCCGTCGTGGTGCCGTCGTTGCGGCAATGGTGCACCGTCGCAGCAGTTCGCCTTGCAGTGGCACCAGGGGCACAGCCAGCGGGTCGCGATCGGGTCGAATTCACGATCGCAGAACTCACAGATCACACCGCGATTGAACCGCGGAAGCTACCGCCTGATGCTGCGCACCCCGCGCTGACTCGGAATGGTGACCGCGGTATCGGCGGGCAAACCCGCTGATACGTAAGTGTCGGGGACGCTGTGCAGCTGCCTTAGTAGCTCGCCCGCTGCGGCGTCGCGCGCCCACACCGGAAGGTCTTCCCTGATGTGCAACACCGTGTGCTGGCCCGCCCGCAGGCCGAAGCCGTCCAGGTCGGTCAACGTGGTGACATGAACCCTATTCGTGGGTGCTTGCATCGCTGGTACTCGCTCCTCCGCCTGATGGTTCCCCCGGTGAAACCATCCCCGTCACGAACGCCACTCGCTCCTCGCTGGTGAGGACCGCCGCGAACTGCCGGATCAACTTGTCCCGCTCGTCCTTATCGGACATGCCCCGTAGCACGCTTAACATTAGATCGGCAGGCGACGCGCCGGGCTGAACAGTCATAGCCCTAAAAGGTGGAATTTTTGTGTGGCGCGACGCCAGGTCAGCTAGCACCGCTTGCTGCATCTGCTCATCGGTGATGTCGCGCCCGCATTCCCGCAGTGCGTCGGCCATCGCCGGAACCGCCTCCAGCTTCGGTAGGTCGCCCTCGCTGGCGCAGCGACGCCAAGTCTCGCGACCGACGCCGGACAGTGTCGCCAGCTTCGCGACGGGCAACCCTCTCGGCTTCGTGACACCCAAGCTCACTAGCAACGTCTGGAACATTCGACCTGCTGGGCCGCCGAAGTCCGGTTCGTAGCTGCTCGGCGGCTGGTGACTGCTGTCCGTTGTCATATCGAGAACCACTGTCTCTCAAGACCCTCCGGGTCGGCATTCCGGGTGGGCAGCCTGGGGGAACTGCCCTGGTGGCGCGGGGGGAGCCCGCCTAACTCCACTGTCGGAACAGCCCCTCGCAACCGTTACACACGCTTGCGCGTTTCAGCATCCTAGTGCATGGAAGTTGACAACTCTGCGTGATCGTTGTAGAACTCTGCGTCATGACACATTTTTTGGGTCACGCCGGGGGACAGGGGGACGAGCTGGACGTCCCGGAGGGCCGCCTGCTGCTGCCGGAGGAGGTCGCTCGATACCTGCGAGTGGACAAAGAGACCCTGCGTAGGTGGCGGCGCCAACGCACCGGCCCACCTGTGATTTTGTGCGGTCGGGCCACGCCCCGCTACCCCGAAAACGGCTTGATCATCTGGATGCGGGACAACACCCAGCTCTGCGAGCGGGGGCGTCTCGCGTCATGAGCACGACTGTTCGCATGCCCGGCGCGACCCAAAATGTAGGTCCCGATGAGCAGCTGACCTGGCTAACCGCCGCGTTCCATGACCTGCATCACCGCGCAACCGCGCTCGAACGGCTCGTCGACTCCGGCCTTCGACTGGTGGGTTCCGTTGCGCAGGGTGACGGACCGGCGGTCGTGACCGTGCGCGTTGACCGGGATGCGTGGTTCACCGCAGTGGACGCCGCGACTACCCCCAGACCGGAATTCCCCGGCACCACCAAACCAAAGGCGACGCCACCGGGCTGACCGCCTGCGTCCCATTCACGCCCGGCTCTAGGGCGAATCCCACCACCCATCCGAGACACAAGGCAGGCAGCCGCATGCCCAAATCAGCTACAGCCGTACCCGATCCCCTTACCGGACTGCATCGGTTAGCGCGCTGGCTCGATGAGCACCACGCCGACATCCCCGTCACTCGTGTCGAATACGCCAGCAATGACGGTGTCGAACTGACACTGGAATCCGGCGGGTACGAGATGCTCGCCGTTGCCCTGCGGGCCGCGCAAACGCTGGTCGACCCCGAAATCGTCGTCGCTGACGCGTCGTCCATCGGCGGCGAACGCCACTGGTGCCAGCTCACCATCACCGGTGATCTCGTCTTCGACGACGACCCCGCCACGTTGCGCGTGGTTGTCGCCGGGATTTGTTACGACGACGCCGCAGACGCGCTGCGCAATTCGCTGGGCTGCCCCGCGATACCCGGTGAGCACTGGTGGTCCACCACCGGCGAGCACCTGCGCAGCCTGTTGCCAGCGGGCGGTGCGCGATGACCCCGACACCCGTACCACCCGATGACGACGACCGTTTCCAGCAGTTCATCGCCGACGTCGGGCCGATGCAGCAACACCCCGACGACCTGGCCCCAGTAGACGTCGGTCGGCCAGTTCTGGTGGCCACCGCGGTGCTCGTGGGGCTCTCCACGGTGGTAGCCGCGCTCGGGTGGGCCGCGATGTGGCTCGCCATCGGTCTGGGCTTAGCGATCACCGGCGGCATCATCGTGCTGCTGGTCGTGGGCACCGCGCTGATCCTCATCGGCGGTGCGGTCGCCTTCGTAGGTCATCACCGGCGGTCGCCGTGACCACGATGATGTCACTGGATCCGATCACCGCACTGGTCGTGCACCCCGCCACCGAGCTGTTTCCGGCGGAAGTCAACGGGCCCGAATTCGACGACCTTTACAACGATATCGCCGCGCACGGCCTGAAACGGCCCATCGTGCGGACCTTGCGTGGCGCGATCCTCGACGGCCGCCGTCGCGCACTGGCCTGCCGCCTGACCGGGCGGACACCTCTATACCGGGTCCACACCGGCGACCCGTGGCAGTTCGTGCTCAACGCCAACCAACACCGGCTCGGTGGCAACGGTCACCGGGCGATGATCGGCGGAATCCTCGCGGCCGACCCCAACTGCAACCTCACGGGCAAACAGCTCGTCGAGCTGACCGGCGTGTCGTCAATGGGGACGATGTTGCGCGCCAAAGCCGTGGCCCGTACCGGTATTGACGCGCTCAAAGCCCTCGTCGAAACCGACCGGGTACCGCTGACCACCGCCGCGCGAATCGCCGGGCTATCGGTCAGCGCACAGGAAACCTTCGTGTCCCGCATCGACAACGGCGGTCATCCCCGTTTCGTCGGCAGGCCCGGATGGAGAGGTGAGGACCCACTAGCGGGCCGTCCAGCACCGAAATTGAGTCAACGCGAAGCCCGCTACCGCTATGTCCAAGAACCCGCGCTGCAACTAATGGCGAATTCATTTGATGGTTTGGGCATTGTGTTGACTTCCGCGGATGCTCTCGATCCCGCTATCTCACCGGAGCAGGCCGCTTATTGGAGGAGCGACCTGGTCCGGCGATCAAAGAGTTTCAGACGACTGCTGGCGCTACTCGCAGAACGTTCAGAAGGCGCCGCCGACCCAAGGAGCGTAGCAAATGTCCACGACCACTACAACGGTCGCTCGGCCGCCCCAGGCCGTCCCCACGAATTACACACAGACGACGATCAAGCCGTCGCTGCTCATGGTTGACGTGACCGTACAAAGACCGCAGGACAGTATTCGCGTGGCGGCAATCGCCGGTGATTTCGACCGTGGATCCCTCGGTGTGATTCACGTGTCGAAGCGCGATGATGGTAAGTATCACATCATCGACGGCCAGCACCGCGTGGAAGCGCTGCGGTTGCTCGGCAAAGGCAACGAGCCTATTCCCTGCCAAATGTATGAGGGTTTGACTCGCGCTGAGGAAGCCGCAATGTTTCGCCGTTTGAACAATACCCGTCAGGTGCAGATCATCGATAGATTCCGGGTGCGGATCATCGAAGGCGATCCGGTGGCCTGCGAGATCGCGTCGATCCTGCGTTCACACGGATGGAGTATCAGCAAGAGCGGCGCGCGGGGTTCGTTTTTCGCGGTCGCCGCGATGGAAAAGGTGTACCGGGCACGCGACGGCGGCGACGCCGACACCTGCGATGCGCTGGTGCGGATCGCCACCGAAGCGTGGGGCCACGACTCCAATGCGCTGCGCGCGGAAATCGTGTCCGGGTTGGGTGTGCTGCTGCGCCGACACCCCCGGCTGGACATGAGCAAGCTGGTCACCGAAATGGCCCAGCACGAAGGCGGACCGCTTGGGTTGATCGGCCAAGCCCGCCAGCTGCATTCCATTCGCAGTGGCCGCATCTCTGATGCGATGGCCGAAATCCTGGTCAACCGTTACAACCACCGTCGCAAGGTCCACCGGCTCCCGGAATGGAACGCCGCATGACCGGTAGGCATCGCGCCGGTAGGCCGCACAGCGCAGACCATTACGAATGGCACACCGATGGATTCGTACCAGCGCCCAACGGCTGGCGGATCGTGTGCCTCAATGACCGGGGCCGCGTTCGCCAGTACGCGTTGCCAGGCTGGCTGATCCAAGCCGAAGTCGCCTACGACCCAACAGGTTCCTACCCGGAAGCCGAGGGCTTCCAGTCCGGCAGGCCGATCCGGCGGGTGATCGCCGCGACCCACGTGTGGGGCGAATTGGTGCCCGTTTATGACGGTGTCGCTGACTTCTGGCGGATTTCCGCCCCCTATGAGCCGCCACCCGATCCTCAAGAGGTCAGGGAGGAACTAGAGCGCCGCGAAAAGATCGAACGCGCTACCCAGCTCGCAAAGTGACAACCGACCGTCCAAACCATTGGATACCACAACAACACTGGAAGGAAGCGATGACTGTGCCGAACACAATCGCGCCTGCTGCTGACCGTTTGACGCCCGACCCCGACCTGATCACCGGCGATGAAATCGAATACCGCAACGACGACCGGTTGCTGATCACGCTGCCCAGGCACATGACCTTTTCCAAGCTCATGGAGATCCTGAAAGCGAAGCGTCGTGAGCAGGAAACCGACACGGTATTTCGCCGCGAATTCAACTACCGGCCTCGTGATGGGGCGGTAGCAACGGCGATCGTGTTGAAAGCGCGCTACGGGCTGGTCACCGGGAAGTCGATTCCCACGATGTTCGGCGAACGGCCACCGGAGATCCTCGACGTGCCTACCGGTCCCGGTGGCCGGTCCGTGCAAGCCCCATGGGGTCGTATCCAGATTCCCGCTATTGATGGTGGCGATGTGTACCTGGATTCCACTTCGCACCGCGATTACGGCGAGATTTTCGAGATCACCGTCCGGGCGAAGCGGATGTATTCCCGTGAGGTTGAAGAGTTTTTCGCTGATGTTGCGGAGCAGCTGAAAAACGGCAGCATCTACCGAGGCCAAGCCGTCGCCGGTGCCGATGAGTTGATGTTCATCGAGGACCTCGACAAGTTCGACCCCCGCCAGATCGTGTTCGCTTCCGGTGTGCAGGCATCACTGGATGCCGCATTGTTCTCGCCACTGCGCCACCCCACCGCGTACCGCTCCGAAAAGATCCCGCTCAAGCGCGCGGTCCTGCTCTACGGGCCTTATGGAACCGGCAAGACCAGCATCGGAATGATGACCGCGCAGGAAGCGGTGAAAGCGGGCTGGACGTTTATTATGGCGCGGCCAGGTCGTGATCGTGTTGAGGACGTCCTGACCACTGCACGACTTTATGCTCCGGCGGTTGTGTGGGTTGAGGATGTCGATACCGACACCAACGCCAGCAGTCCCAAAGCCGTCTCAGCAATGCTCGACGCATTCGATGGAATTACCAGTAAGCACGGCGAGATCATCGTCGCGTTGTCCACGAACCACATTGACCGGGTGCCACCGGGAATGCTCCGACCCGGCCGCCTGGATTACGTGTTGGAAATCGCGGGGCTCGACCGGCCCGCTACCGAACAACTGATCCGGGTCGTCGTCGCGCCGGGCAAGCTCGACGCCGATGTCGACTTCGATGCCGTCCACGCCGAAATGGACGGGTTCCTCCCGGCATTCGTCCGCGCCACCGCGGACCGGGCCCGCTCATTTGCCATTCACCGCATGGGTGGACGCACCGATTACGTGCTGACCACCGAGGATTTGGTCAATGCGGCCCGCAGCCTGCACCCGCAACTGCGACTGCACCAGGACGCTGCCGAACCAGCACCACTGCCCACCTTGGACAAGGTCGTCAAGGGTCTCGTTACCAGTGGCGCGGACGGCATGAACCTCGTGGGCCCCGGAATCTTCGACACGAAACTCAAGGCGCCCAAGGCTGCGGCGCGGGGAACGACGGCGCGCGATGACTAAGAGGCTCGTTAGTGTCCTGTTCGCTATCGGCGCGCTGGGTGGGCTGGTCGGCTGCGGCCACAACAAACCCGCACCGCCGAAGCCGCCGATCACGATGACCCGCGTGGCATCACCACCACCGATGTCACCGAGGCCGCATGTCCCGGTCGCGATGTTCGGTGACGGCAAATATGAGGTGCTCACCGACATTGTGGCCGGTGAATACAAAGCCACCGGACCAGTCAGCGACACCGACAAGTGTTACTGGGCGCGGCTGAAAGATTTCACCGGCGTGCCCAGCAGTGTCATCGCCATGCAGTACGGCAACCACGGACCTGATGTAGTCGTCATCGAGCCCGCCGATAAGGGATTCGAAACCCGCGACTGCGGTATGTGGACGCTGGTGGCACCGAGATGAGGAAGTCCGCCCACGAGCAATCCGCACCACCACTCGTGGGCGGACTCCATCGGCAACTGTCGCCACCTAGTGATAGTGAGCAGTCGTGAGCACCTGCAAAACCTGCGGGGGGCAAATCATTTGGGCCCGCACCAACACTGGGAAACGAATGCCCCTGGATGCGAAGCCGACCCCCGAAGGCAACCTCATTCTGAGCACCGGTGAATTACTGCCCACCGTCCGCACCGTGGGCAGCGCCGGTCACAAACCTGGTCAATCCCTATATCGAAGCCACTTGTTTACCTGCAAACAAGCAACGGCGCACCGGCAGAAAACCCCGAAAAAGCGGCTGCCACCACCAGGTGAAGTCCTATTCGAGGGAGGAGACGGATACAGATGATCAGCCCCGAAGACAAGATGGAAGCGATCCTGCGATCGTCGGTGATCCTGTCGCACGCCCGAGCTGGCCGCTGGGTTGACGCGGGAACCGATGTCTCGGCCCTCGCTGAGCGTTTCGACGGACCCGGCATCCAAATTCTGATCATGGCCCTGGCCGACACCATGGTCGCCGCCCAAGGTGGTCACACCCAAGGCGGTATCGCGACGCGCCCAATTTGGGTGGACGAAACCGGCCAGATCGACAACGCCGACGAAGTCGGCCGACCCGAAATCGTGTGGGCCGGGCGGTTCATCGCCGCCAGGGCCGCAGCCGATGAGGACGCCTGCGCCGCGCTGGTCAACTCCTGCGTGGACGACCCGGATGCCTACAGCCGCAACATCTACGCGGTCCTGGAGGTCACCGCGGACACGCTGAACATGATGGGCGTTCCAGCGTGAACGCGCCCGCTCGGGTAGCTCGGGTCCGGCCAGTGAACCCGTGGTCGATGCCCACCGCGACGCTGGTGTTGCCCGCGGGCGCACCCCGCGAGGAATGGCTGGCTGAGCGGCGCAAAGGCCTTGGGTCCTCCGATGCGGCCCTGCTGATGGGTGTCGGTTACGCCGACGACAGTGAATACGGGCTCTGGCTGGATAAGACCGGCCGAGCTGGACACGGTGAGCAAACCGAAGCGATGCGCCGCGGGGTGTGGCTCGAACCGCACGTCGTCGACTTTTTTTCCGAGAGAACACGACTGACCGTTCGTCGCTGCGGGCTGCTCGCCCATAAAGACAAACCGATCCTACGGGCCACCCCCGACCGGCTCACCGAAGATGGCGGCGTCGTCGAGATCAAAACCATCGGCGCCTGGGCGAAAACCGCCACGGAATGGCGCGACGGAATCGCCCGGCACGCCTACATCCAAGCGCAATGGCAGCTCATGGTCAGCGGCAGAACACACGCCTGGTTCTGTGCCTATGCCATCGACCGCCCGCCGATGATCCGCGGCCCGGTGGATCGTGACGAACCGCTCATCGAACGGATGCAACGCCGTGGGGAGATCTGGTGGGATTCCTACGTCGTCGCCGACACACCACCACCGGTGGACCTCACCACGATCACTGATGAGGAAATCTCGCTGCGCTGGCCTATCGAAGCGCCCGGCAAAGCGATCGAAGCCCCGTGGCCCGCGTACCTACGGCAAATGCTCGACGAACGCGCCGAATGCAAAGCCGCTGAAAAAGAAGCGAAACAACGCGCCGACGAAATCGACAAGGCAATCAAGGTGATGGCGGGTGATGCCGAAGCGCTCCTGCTCGGTGAGCGGCCAGCCATCACCCTGAAATCGCAGCGGAACAACCCATCAGTCGACCCCGCGCTCGAAACCGATCACCCCGAGATCTGGGAAACCTACATCCGTCGCGGCACCAGCCGCCGGATTCGCATCGTGAAGGGCTGGAACGCAGCATGAGCAGCGGCACCGAAGTGGCAACCGTGCAGGGTTCCCTAGCGGTACGCCCTGACCAGGTCGAGTGGACCGACCAGCAAAAAGCCGGGCTCGCCCAGCTCGGTATCGATGAGGCCCCCCACGGCGACCAGCTCGTGTTCTTACACGTCGCCCAGAAAATGGGATTGGACCCATTCAACAAAGAGATTTATCTGATTGGCAGGTGGGACGGGAAGCTACAGCGCAAAAAATGGACCATTCAGGTCGGTATTGACGGTTTCCGTTCCAAGAGTGAGGAGCACCCCGAATTCGGGGGAATTTCGGGCCCCGACTGGTGCGGCCCCGATGGGCATTGGCGTGACGTGTGGACAGGCGATGAACCACCAGTCGCCGCACGGTTCACGGTGTACCGCAAAGACTGGCCCAACCCCGTTCATGCCGTCGCTCACTTTCGCGAATACGTTCAAACGAAGGCAGACGGCACCCCCACGTCGATGTGGGCGAACATGCCCGCCGGTCAGATCGGGAAATGCGCCGAAGCACTGGCCCGGCGCAAAGCGTTCCCGCGGCGACTGTCCGGTGTGTATATCGAGGAGGAATTGCAGCACCTCGACAATCCGCAGCCCGCTCCGGTGGTCATCGAATCCCACCGGGAGGAGGAAGTGGTCAGCGAACCCAGCTGGGACATGCTGATCCACGACGCTGAATGGGCTGGCGACACAGAGGCGCTCAAAAAAGTGTGGGCACTGGCCAAAGGAATGCGGCGCAACGACACCGAGCTGCTCAACAAAATCGCCGAAGCTGGGGAGCGGATCAAAGCCGCAACCGCACCGCCGCCAGCCGAAGAAACAGCGAATCCCGACCCGAATCGGAGTGTTACGTGAGCATCGACGTTGATCCCCTCCGTTTGTCCAGGCCGCAGGACGCCAGCACATACCTGGCCATTAAGACCACGCAAGGCGGCCGTGCCGTCTACACCACGCGCGTTAGCCTCCTCGACCTTCCTACCATCCTGCCCGTCCCCGACCCGAACAACATCGATAAGGACAACCGCAAGGTTGACCGCCTCCACGCCAAGCATTTCGGCGAGTACCTCGATACCAAACAGGACTGGGTCGCCCCCGCCCTCCTGGCCCGCGACAGCGGAGGCTGCGCCTTCGAAAAAGTCGACGAGCGCGGAGACGTCGGCTACATCACCGTCCCGTGGGCGATCGGCGGCATCTCCTCTTTGCACACCATCGACGGCCAGCACCGCGTGCTCGGCGTCGCCATCGAAAAGCAGCGCATCACCAACGCCATCTCCGCCGTCGACCGAGAGCTGGCACGCAGGGTCAGCGCGGAAAAGGAAGCCAAGCTCAAAGCCGAGCGTGAAAGGCTCACCGGCCGGATGAATCGCTTGAAAACCGAGTACGTCGGCCTGGACATCTACGTGGAACCGGACCCGATCAAAGCCCAGCAAATGTTCGTTGACGTCGCCGACAACGCCAAGGGCATCAGCAGCGCCGTCCGCGCCCGCTTCGACAGCTACAAGGTCGCCAACCGAACCCTTTCCGACATCATCGACCACCCGCTGCTAAAGGACCGGGTCGATGCCGAGCAAGACCGCATGACCCTGAAAAACCCCAACCTCATGGGAGCCAAACACGTCGCCGACATCACCCGCTCGGTCATCGCCGGGGCTGGCGGTCGCATCAGCAAAAAGGCAGAGCAGACATTGACAGACGGCGAGGTGATCGAACAGGTCAAAGACTTCCTGGACACCATCTCCAACGCCTTCGCCGACCTCGCCGCGCTCACCGAGGACGACCCCGCGGAACGCACAGCCGGGGAGCTGACCAAAGCCCAACAGCTGCGCCGCACATCACTGCTCGGCTCGGTGGGCATGCTGCGCGTGCTCGGCGGGGTGTTTCACGAACTGCGCACGGGCGACAACCCGGCGGAGATCGACGACATCACCGAGTTTTTCAAGCGCCTCGACCGGCACATGGCGGCACCGGTCACCGAAAACAGCATTTGGCGTACCAGCGACGCCAGCAGCGACTTCGAGCCGAATTCTGCGTCCGCACCGATCATGCGGACGCAAAACATTGTCCACCTGGTAGGCGTCATCACTGGTTGGTACAAGAAGCCCCCCGCTGCCCTATAAAAGACCCTCAGCCTCAGATAGGAGCACCATGGCTTTCACCATTGGCAGCACTCTCGATTACCGGGATCTCGATGCCGAACTCAATGCCGCGTTCGACGCGATCGTGACCCGCATCGCATTGTCCACCGAGCCGGTACCGACTCGGTCTGAGTCGGTACCGCAGCGCGCGCCGGTACCGACGATCAATGTAGATCTGTTCCGCCGCGCACTGGAGCACATCACCGACAATCCCGCCGAACACGACCAACGCATATGGGCTCGGCGAACCGAAACCGGAATCGTTGGGTGCCTCGGATATCACGCGGCCCGTTTGGCCGGACACACCATGGACTGGACGCGCAGCACGGGCTCTGAGAGGTGCTGGTTTTGTAGCCACGATCACCGTAACGAATCCGCTTACGTGGTCGCCGATAATGCCGAAGGCGCCACCCACATCTTCGAGGCAGCCCGCACCGCTCTAGGCCTGAACGAATACCAGGCTAATTGTCTGTTCCGTGTGGGTGTCACCCTCAACGAACAGTGGCGCCTCGCCGAGCAGTTCACCAACGGCGCAATTCGAAGGGACAACGGGTGACCAATCCGAATTACACCGCCGTGATGCTGGTGGTGGATCGCTCCGGATCCATGCACAAGATCCGGGAATCAGCGCAGGACGCGATCAACGAATTCATCGCCAGCCAGCGAGCGGCGGATGGGCGCCGGACCATTCGCATTACCCAATTCGATGACGCCATCGAAACGGTGTGCGTTTCCACCGACGCCGCGAACGTCCCGCCATTCGAGTTGATCCCCCGTGGAATGACCGCCTTACTCGACGCTATCGGCTTTTCCCTCACCGAATTCGGTAAGGAACTAGCCGCGATGTCAGAGCAGGAACGTCCCGGCGCAGTGGTCTTCGCCATCATGACTGATGGTTTCGAGAATGCGTCCGTCGAACACGATTGGGACTGGATTAAAGAGCACCTCCAGCGCCAGCAAGACGAATTCGGTTGGAAGGTTCTATACCTCGGAGCGAACCAGGACGCATTCCACATTGCCGACCAACTGGGAGTGCCCCGCGGGCAGACAATGACCTACGCCGCGACCGACCACGGAACACGTTCCGTTGTGAACACCATGACCTCCTACGTCGCCGCCGCGGCTTCCGGCGAAACCGTTGACTTCACCGACGCACAAAGAGAGGACGCTATTAAATAGCCTCTCAATCGAAAGACTCCGATTTCCGGGAATATGCCGATTATTCCTTCATGTTTCGCCACCCCGGAAAGGCACACCACCACCATGGCCACTGCAACAGCCCCCGAACGGACCGAAACACTCCCCGGAATGGGGGCCTACCGGGTCAAATTCAAGGGCCTATCCAAAATTGACAGTCTCGATGAGGAGGTCACCCCGACGATCGGTGACGAAGTCGTCTACACCGTCGTGACGAAGTGCAGCGAAGAGGGCGACATCCTCATGAAAGATGGCGAGCTGCGCCACGTCTGCGGAATGGACGTCGTCTCGATTATCCCGCAAGGTCCGCCCGCCAAACCAACCGGTGAACCCGACTTGTTCAGCATTGGCGACGCTGACGACGACGACTAACCCGACGAGATGGCGCCCACTAGTACGGGGCATTTCCTCGGCGACGCTGTCCTGCCGAGCGCACTACGACTGGTGGGCGCCGTCCGGGCTGGCGATCCCGGTGAAATCCTCGATGCAATAGCCGCTGCCCAGGAAGCCACAAATGACCACCCGTTGTGGCGAACGGCCCTGATTCTGGTACTCGCCGGATTGGTACCCGACGACGCCAGCCCAAGGCAACTGCTCGCGTGGAACTGGACTGAGGAGGGCCGGCAAGTGTGACCTGGTTTCGGATTGACGACCAATTCCACTCGCATCCCAAGACTCTCCGTGCTGGTAACTCCGCCATCGGCCTGTGGGTGCGTTGTGGCAGCTACAGCGCCCAGCACCTCACCGATGGGCACATTCCAGCTGACCTGGTCGCTATCTACGGATCGGTGGCCCAGACGACCCGGCTGGTGGCCGCCGGACTGTGGATCCCGGAGGACGGCGGCTGGAAAATGCATGATTTTTCTTTCTACAACCCGACGAGCGATCGCGTGCTTGCGGAGCGAAAAAATACTGCGGAAAGGCAGAGACGTGCACGTCAGACCGCACAGTCACGGCGTGACTCACGTGTTAGTCACGCGTGAGTCACGCGTGAGTCACGCGTTAGTCACGGTCCCCCCGGTCCAACAACCTAACTGCACCCTCGCTGCGCTCGGTGCAGCTCAAGACCAAACCAAGATCAAAACCTGCTGCCGCCCCCGCTGACGCGGGGTTGCCTACGAAAAGAGCTGATCACTTTGAGTCCGTGGTTATTTCGGAGCTCAAGTTAATCAGTAAGTACAGAACGCGCGCGCGAATTAAACGAGGAGAACGGTGAAAGACGCAGGGAAAAAGCACGACCTGCTGTTCGAGCAGCTTCGCGCCCTAGCCGTGAACCACCCCGAGCCTTGTGGCTATTGCCATGCAACAACCGGCCAGCTATGCGTAAATAAAAAAACCGGTGAGCTACTCGTAAACGTTCCAGCCCACTACGCCCGGCTGAGACTGGCGGACCTCCCGAAAGTCGAGAACCCGAAATGCTGACGACCTGCCCCTATTGCGAAGCCGTGTCGGATCACCAAACCCCCGTTGGCGAGGGATTCGACACCCCCCAAAACGGTGATGCGTCGATGTGCGGCGGATGCTGTGAAGTCTCCGTATTCGACTTCACCGTGGCAGCGAATATCCGGAAACCAACCGACGATGAACAAGACGTAATCGCCGCACACCCCGCGGTCCGGGCAGCGGCTCTGCTCCTAGCGCTTCGGGATATGCAATGAGCAATGCCGCCGTCATCACCAGCATTGAACCACCGGGTTTACCGAAAACCGCACTCGATTTTGACGAGCCCGATGTGATCGAGGTCCAGGTCGCCCTGTCGGAGGCCGATGAAACGGTCCGCACGGCGTCTGTTACGCTTCCGTCCAATGCTAGTGATGGTGACATCGCTGACGCATTCGTTCGTTGTCTAAATGGTTGTGCAGTAATGCGCGGGCCGGGTTTGGCTAAAGCGCTACAACGGTTGGTGCGTGCTCGATGAATGATATCGAGTTAGTGCCATCACTTCGAGTCATTGGTATTGACTCGGCGCTTTCCCATACCGGTATCGGAATAGTCGAATTCGACGGGCAGCGCTGTCGAGCGCACACCCACGTCATTAAGACCGGACCGACGCCCGGCGGCTCCCTCATTCTCGGCCGCCGAACCCGCATCAAAATGGTCGTCCGCCGTGCCGAATTGGTTCTACCGATGCACGCGGAACTCGCCCTGATGGAAGGGCCAGCACTCGACGCCGATTACGGCAACGCTTGGGACCGAGCCCACGTTTGGTGGTTGCTGGTCGATCTTCTATCCGACCGGACAATCCCGGTCGCCGAGGTCGCACCGAGCACCCTGAAACAGTGGGCGACGAAATCCGGCCGGGCCAGCAAACAACTCGTCGTCGAGTCAATGCATTCGATGTGGCCTGGACTGCCGTGCACAACCAACGAACAACGACATCACGAATGTGAATCCCTCGCTATGGCCACGATGTGCGCTCAGCGCCTCGGGTGGCCAGTTTCCGTGCGCGGTCATCAAGGTCGTGCTCTCACCGTTGTGAAATGGCCATCCATTGCGATGGTGGTGGCAAAGTGAGTTACACAATACTTTCCGACACCTGCCCGCATTGCGGAGCTGACTTGCTCGGTGAAGTCATTCCCGAGCACATCATGCCCGGCGGTCACCGTTACCACCGGGCGCTGGCCATCGAGATCCGCGGCGTATACGACGGTGTCCTTTTCGACGCCTGCCCGGATTGCCACGAAACCTGGCACCGCTGGAGTCGCAAACACGACCCGCGGTTATGGGAAGCGGCCGAAAAACACCGAGCCCGATTCACCGAGACCATGAAACAGGTGAAGCATGCTCGGGATGACCGGTGATCAGGTTTACCGGCTGCTAGAAGACACCGGGGGTTGCCTGTTTGTCCTCGCGTTCATCTACATCATTTCAAGAACCTGGTAGCACCAGGAGCAGGGGGAAATGAGTGTGCTTGTCACTGACATGAATGACCGTGAGCGCAAAAAATTCGCCGTGAAGGCGGACGCACTCGCGAAAAGCGCCAGCGAGCTAGCCCAGGCGTTGCGCACCGGCGACGACACCGACGTGCTGATGCACCTCGCGCTCACCAGCGTCACCGGGATGTTCATCACCGAGCTGTCCGAAATTTTCCAGGCCGCTGCCGGGATCGACATTCCCGATTCACCCCAAGGGTTGTCCGCGCCGACCAAATCCACTGGGCCGACCAACCCACTCATGAACAAGGGAAAGGAAAAGCAATGAACGCCCGTAGGACTCTGGGCATGCTCGGGGGGCTGGTGGCTTTCGCGACCATCACCGCGTGCAGTGTCGCCACCCCGGATCCCAGCCAGATGGCGCTGGAGTACACCGGTGGCCCGTTTTCCAGCCAGAACTTCGACCAGTGCGTCAACCCTGGTGTGCGCCACGTCGACTGGCCCAACAACTCCATCGACTACTACCCAGTCGGCCAAAGAACGTGGGATTTCAAGGTAGGACCCGGCGCCGAAGCCCCGCCTATCAAAATCAGCACCAAGAACCAGACCGAGCTGTATGTGTCCGGGTCGGTGACGTTCACCTGGGATGACAGCTGCACGCCATTTAGCGAGTACCGCACCGATGCCAACGGCAAGCGGATTCTGGTCCACGAGTGGCCCGGTGGTTTGGCGCAGCGTTTCCACGACACCATCGGCCGCCACACAGGGGCTGCGGCGTCGGATGGTGGCGAGCCCCAGCCGGAAGGCTGGAATGACGACGTCAGCCTTTATGTCGGGGGCCCGTTGACGATCGCGATGAATAACGCGTCGCTGAATTTCAACTGGGAGCAGTTGTATAACAACAACGCCGACAAGGCGGAATGGCAACGCCAAGTCGAAGCCCAGTTGCAGAACCTCATCGACCAGAAAACCGGTGCCCGGCACTTCATCATCAACCAGGTGCAGCTCGGCAAGCCGGAGCTGCCCGACCAGCTGCGCACCGAGCTGGAGAACAACCAGGCCGCGAACATCCGCAAGACCACCGCGGACATCGACAAGTCCGCAGCGTCGACCTTCCCCGGTGGTATCGCCGGTTACACCGCCTACCAGCTGCAATTGGCCATCGCCAAAGCTGTTGGTAACGGTCAGGTGAAGGTGATCCCAGTGCCCACCGGATCGATCGTGAGCGTTCCGGGTCAGTGAAAGGCCTCATCTACCCGCTACTGGCCATCGCGGCGGTGATGAGCCTCGTGCTCATCACCGCCTGGGTGGTTGTGGTTATCAAGGACGCACGCAAAGCCCGTGCGATCCGGCTCGCGAGGTGGGAACCGCACGTCGAGATCACCGGTGACGGGCTCGCTGAAATCGGTGTCTATCTAATCGCCCGCTGGGGACGTCACAACAAAGTCCTGCGCAAAGACGCGCACACCGAACTGGTCGACGTAGCGGACATCATCGCCCGAATAGAGGCCTACACCCGCGCAGAAACACGCGCCGAGAACTACAACCAGCTGATAAAAAACGACGGGGAACGCTAATGAGGAACCTCCGCCATGGCGTCGGGAAAACCGATGTCCGCGACGTCGCGGAACGAGTCGAGGAAATCAGCGACGACGCCAACGACCGCGCGGTGTGCTGCGTGCTGCGCTGGGCTGCCCGCACCGAAGCTGGACCCACCGCGGCGGTCCAAGCGTGTTCCACGCTGGGCCTGGACTTGCTCGGCGCCCTGCGCCGCGCACGGGCAGTGAACAGGGCAGTGGCATGAACGGCCCGAACCTGAGCCGGGACTGGCCGCCACCACCGAAACCAAAGCCCGAAGCACCGAATTTGCGGGTCGGGCTGATGCTGCTGGCGATCATGCTGCTGCTGTTCGGCTCACCGCTGGTGGCGTGGCTGGTCGCCGCGCTGGGCCACCCGTGGTGGCCTGTGATCGTCCCGACTAGCTGGCTCGCGGCGCTGGTCGTGTTCCTCGTCGGCTCATTCATCGACATCCGGATCCGGAGCAAAAAATGATCACCACTGAGACCGCCGCAGACGCGTTGCGCCGGGAGATCGCCGTGCTGCGCGATGAGCTGGCCATGGTCTCCGGCGGGTTCGAGGCTCGCGTACAACGACGCCTGGCATTGACCGAGGAAATCGAGCGGCTACGCGCCGAGGTCGGCATGAATCGGGTGCGCAGCCGGGAACAGCGCGACGAAGTCTTGCGGCTGCGCACCGAGCTGGCCAGCAGTCACAGCCACCGCAGGGACTTACAAGACCAGCTCGACGGAGCCAAAAACCGGCTTCGTGTCGATGGTCAGCTGTTGACCGATCTGATCATCGGGGCTTGCCCGATGATCCTCACCGATGAGGCTGCCGCCCGGATCGCTCGGGACGCGGTCGACGAGCTGGTCCGGGTCGGGCCCGGTGTCACCGTGTTCCGCGGTCACCCCGACAACCCGTGGCTACTGCGTTGCGATGACTTGCGTTCCGATGGCGACGCGCCGCGCGGTGACCGTATACGTATCACTCACACAGATGGGTGTATGGATGCATGTGCACCGGCCGATGAGGTGGTCGATGCAACGATCCTCGACGACCCGGATGAGCGCGACGTCGAGTACGCGGTGTTCACCGGCCCGACTACCACCGAACACCCATTTTGTGTCGCCGAAGCCAACAGCTACGCCGACGCCGCGCGCATCCGCGCCCACGTGTCCGGCAGCTGGATCGGCCAACGGGTCGTGATCACACAGAGATGGACACCAGTGGACACAGAGGACCCGAATCGGTGATCTTCGGCCCCGGTGGGGTGGTGATCACGGCCCCACCGTGGCAGCGGCTCTGAGCTGGGGCACTCTGCCGAAAATTGTTACGTGCAGTTGCGATATAAACGACGTTCGCAGTACCCGCATCTCCAAACGATCACCACAGGTGATCTTCACATTTCGAGGAGAACATAGCCATGTTGAAGCAACAGGTCATCACCGAGTGTGACTGGCCTGCACACGAAGGCCTCCACGGCGAGGGTGACAAGATCACCACGGTGGAGTTTGGCATCGACGGCATCACCTACGAAATCGATCTTTGCGACCCGCAAGCGACCGAGCTACGTGACTTCCTCGCTGACTACGTCGCCAACGCCCGTAAGAAGGCCAAGCCCACCACCGCGGCGGCTGCCCCCGTCGCCAAGCCACCCCGCGGTCAAGCCGCGAAGCAAGCCAGGGAAAAGCGGGAGTACTACAGCAAGGTTCGTGGGTGGGCCAACGAGCAGCGCACCGACGACGGCGAACCCCGTTTCAACGTCTCAGACCGAGGCCAGATCGCCTACGAAATCCTCAACGCCTACGACATGGCGATGGCCGAGCAGCAGCGGTCCGACACAGCTTCCAACGACGGCCAGCAGCAGAACAGCGAGCAGCAAGACACGCAGCCGGACACCTACCAGCAGTCCAGCGCGCTGGAGCCCGCGTTCATCGGAGTCTGAAACACATCGACGACCACTGGGAGGGGGACAACCGGTAACCACAACCTGACTCGATTCGACCGATGACCACGTGCCCACTTTTTCGGGGAAAGCGGACAACAACAATGACCACACAGCGGTGCCCGTTGGTCAAAGCCGTCGCGAGCATCCTCTCGGCGCTGATCAGCGGTGGACTAGGCGACGCCCGCATCGAAGACGACCGATTCGGCCAATCCACCAACATGCTCACCGTGCAAATCGACGGAGCCCCATACCGGCTGACCGTGGACCCCGACACCGGGGACCGGCCGACGAACATCGTCTTCGCTCGCTGGCGCAAACCCGAAGTGGACCCCCGCCTAGGGCCCGTATTCGACCCATTGCCCGAGACGCACGCTGCATACTACGAACGATGCATCGTGTGTGACAGGCAGCTCGGCAACGGGAAGGAAGTACAACTACTCGCCATCGGGCCCACCCCGGCCGACCTCGCTGCGCACGGCGCCGGACAGGAATACGGGGCCCAGCACGCGATCTGCCACAAGGCGTGCCTCCAAGGTGAAGCACCGCCAGTAAGTCCAACCGAATAGGTAGGGGGGCAGACGACTCGCCCCGGTCTCTTTCCTAGGGCCGGGGCGAGTCGTCTGCGTGTAGCTGCATTATCCTGGACCGTAATGGTCGCCGAAACCATTTCACCTGTCTAAAACAGCGAAATGGTGGCGACGAATGACCACCCGATCCCGTGTTGCTGATGGGCCGATCAACGGCTCCGGCTGGTACATCTTCGACGACCCACCCCGCGAACTGGTCGCACCAGGGGGTGTAGTCCTACTCAGCGATGACACCCTGACCCCGCACGCGGACGCTGAGGCCGCCGCACAATCCGCGTGGCAGCTACTCCGGCACCACGAGGCCGCTAACACCACCGCGAACCGCAGCGGGCAGCTCAGCGGGCAACACGCATGACAGCGCGGGTAACGCACTGCGGCAAATGTCACGACCCATCCGACCTGATGCTCTGCGCGAACTGCACCATCGCGCTGCGCATCGAACTCGGCGACGTTCCCGGCCTGCTCGCCGACCTCGACATCACCCGCAGCCGACAAGACCAACTCACCGACCCAACCAACAAAGCCACCGGCGGCGGCGAAGTGCCACTGCCCTACAAAATGCATGTCTCCGAAGTGGTCTGGGTGCTGCACCACACCCTCTACAGCTGGGTGACCACCCTGGATGGTGGGGAACCTGCCCCGCGGGGCAGGTTCCCCTTTGACATCCCCACCAGCAGCGCGCTCGCCCGGTACCTGCTGGTCAACGTCGCCGGGATCCGGGTCCGCGCCGACGCGGGCCAGCTCGCCGACGAAGTGACCTCCGCGATCCACCAGGCCAGACACGCCATCGACCGCCCACAAGATGACCGGCTATTCCTTGGACCCTGCGGTGAACCACTGCCCAACCACACCATTTGTCGGCAGGAAATCTATGGCGTCGGATGGAAACACACCACCAGCTGCCCCGGTTGCGGCGCGATCCACAACATCGCTGACCGGCAACAATGGCTCCTCGACCTCGCATACGACCGACTGGGCACGAGCACTGAAATCGCTGGGTGTCTGCGCACCGCCGGTGTGCGCTGCACGCCATCACAAATCCGCGGATACGTCGCCCGCGGACGATTGTCGCCAGCGCAGGAAACCGATCCACCGCTGTACCGAATGCGTGACGTGCTCGCCACAATCCAAGACCGATACCGACACCGAAAGGCCGCCGCGTCCTGACAAACGCAGGGGTCACTTGCGTCAACGCGAGACCAAACGCTATCTTTCCGATACAGTCCACAATCTTGCCCGCGCGGACACGGCACCCCGCAAGGGGCGAACCGGAGTCCCCGGCAACAATGAGCCGCCCCCGACACACCACCGCCTCCGGGGGCGGCTCGTTGCCCAGCGTGTGGGGACAGCGTTAGCGAAAGCGATAGGGCTCGTGCTCGGTGTCGCGTTGCTGGCCTTACTCGCCGGGATGATCGTCGCTGGCATCGTCGTTGGCCTGGCATCTTTGCTCATTCACTGAATAAACAGGGGGGAACCTGCCCCGCGGGGCAGGTTCCCCATTAGCATCCGGCGAGCAGCACCCTGAAAGGCGACTCACCATGAGGCGCCCAGTAACGACCGGGCTAGGCCTGGGCTCCACTGCGAGGTGGTGTGCGCAGAACGGGAACCCGGCGCCGCTGGTCACAACCGAAGGGAACTACACAGCAATGCGTAAGCTCGCAAGCATCGCCGCCACGGCAGCTGTTGCCGCTGGCCTGATCCTCGGCACCGCTGGTGCCGCGTTCGCTGATGACGACCATTCCACTCGCGACGACCACAGTTCACCGCAGTGTTCCCGCGAGCATTCCGTCAACGTCGCCACCTGCATTGGCAACATCGCCAACCTCAGCGGCGGGCTCCTGGACGTCATCTAAGCTGCACATCATCTAAGCGACACCCGACACCCATCCGCGGACACACGACCTACCGCTTAGCGCAAGGTCAAGTCCGGATACGGATGGTGGGGAACCTGCCCCGCGGGGCAGGTTCCCCTTTCGCTTCTAGGGGCACACCGGTACAGGGATGGTGGGGAACCTGCCCCGCGGGGCAGGTTCCCCATTGCCTCCCTAGTCCCACCGGCCAGCCAGTCGACCAGCTGCGACCTGATGCGCAGGCTTGCAGAAGATCGCCCGGCCGGTCACCGCCTGGACACAACCCGGTAGCGCGCACCGTTTCGGCGCCTTCACCATCACGAACACCACATCCGGCGCGGACAACAGCATGCGCAGCACCTCGAACCACACCAGCGGCTCGCCGTCGCCGTCTTCGATGAACCAACCGGCCTCGCGGTGCTCGACGGTGATCCCGTCATGATCGCCGCCGCGCACCGTGTAGACAGTGCCGAGGGCCGGCTCTTGCGGCGGACGAACAAGATCACCAACGACTTGAAGATCAAATACCTTTTGCCGCTTAGCTCCCATTGCTCCCATCGCTCCCTTGTGCGCGGTCGGCGCTATCCGTGCTGTCCGCGCTCGGCGTCCTGGCCGTCCCGGATGTCCGGTTCGCGGATGCGAATAGGTCAGACCGCCCGAAACGGACGCCAGCCAAGGCGCCACGCTGTGAGCCTGCACCGTCACTCTGTGCAGGCTCACAGCGGCAGGCGCCACGGACACAGCACCGACCGTTAATCGTCCCTGCCGTTCGTCCGGCCGTAGTTGGCCATTGCCTTAGCGATCTCCAGCGCGAGGCCACGCGGTACAGACAGACGATGGAAAAACACACCGCCATCGCTCTGTACCTGCAATGACCCGTACCCGTCCTCGATGTGCAGCCGAATCTCTTCGTCGCCATCCGCGCTGCCTGCCGTCCCGATAGCAGCTAGCAACGCGTCCCGGTACGTGGCTACCCGGTCATCGGCCGCATTGCTTGCGTTGAGCCGTTCCCGCAGCGCTGCCAGGTAAGGCAAGTATGCGGGCAGCAATCGCCTAGTGATCTCGCCTGCAATCTGTGCAGGCGTCTTAGCGGCTGAGGCTGTTATGCCATCCCGTGCCGTTCTGAATTTCTTACCGTCCAGCTCGTAGCTTGATTGCCTCGATTCCTCGCGAGTAGGCCGCCCGTTGATTTCATACCGGGTGCCTCTGTGGTCGGCGTCCGTGATCTGTATCCGGACGTTGTCCGGCCCGTCGAGATAAACCCCGTTATCGAGGTCAGCAGGCGCTTTCGCCTTCCAACCGTCTGGCATATGCGCGGCAATCTCACGAGCCGTTGTGATGTCGATACGTGCCATGATTGCGAACCCTTCCGGCTAGGTTGGTTATCCACCGCGACCACTCACCCCCCCGGTGAGTGGCACGGAATACAACCGACGCTTAACCATCCTGCGGTGCGATTGCCGCGCGTGCTGCGATCAGGTAGGCCGCCGGATCGGTGAGGTAAACCTGACGGTTACCGTTCACCCATACCGAATTGCGCAGAGTCGGCGCCTTACCGGTAGTAGCGATAAATTCCGCCAGTGCCGACACCTTATCTAGCCATTCCTCCCAACACGTGCCGTTAGCCTTCCGATACAACTTCACCAGCGCGTCATAAACCTCGCGCTGGTCAACGCTCAGAGCGTCATAAACACCCATTGCGCGGGTACGCACGTCGCACGGTCCGTCAAGCCAGAACGGCAGGCCATAATTGTGCACGTGGCCGATATCGTCCAAATACATCACCATGATCTGTGAATACGTGCTGGCTTTCGGCTTGTTCCACACGTCGCCCGGCTCACGCGACTTAGGGTTAGTGGTCTGCGCCATAAACCGCTGTTGGCCCTTAGCCGCGCCCTTAGTCGCTGTATCAATCCAATAACGGATCTTGCAACGTAAGCGGCGACCATACGGGTAATCGTCCACCACATACGCGGTATCCGCGGACGTGTGACCAGTGAGCACGGTCACCCGCGGAATGGTCAGGGTTTCCATATCAACTTCGACAACGTCGCTCATTACTGTGATCCTTTCGGCTGGACTGGTTATCCACCGCGACCGCTCACCCCCGTGTGAGCAGCGCGGAACATATCCAGGCGAGCTAAACAACATTGCGCACTACCATCCGTGCGGAGTTGTCCGGGCCAAACTGATCTTGGATAATCCAGTGGCGATTATTCTTGCGCTCTGGATTGCTGGCACTCAGCCGTAGCTGATCGTGATGGTAACCAACCGTCCGCATACTCTCGGAATTGTTCGACGCGACCCAATGGAAACCGAGAATATCGCCCGGCCGTAATGCGGCCACGATAGTCAGCCACACTTCCCTAGGGCAGAATGAGGCAAACGCCTGATACTCACCGGTACGGCCGGAGTAGTCCTCCAGCCGTTGGGTAGTTACCGCAATCTCGCGACAACGATCGGCGCCGTACTTCCGAACCTCGGAGAATAGCCGTTGCTCGGTCGCAGTGTAGATACGACCTAGGCCGTAATTCCGCAATTCGACAACGATCCAAGAGCGGCCTAAGTGAGTATGGAAGTGTGCGGTATCCGCCATACGCATGGCGCGGATGTCATCGCGGGTGATCTCGGTTAGTGCGGAGGTGGCCTGATCGGTATCGGTTATCGGCTTAACCATTGTAATCACCCTTCGATCCGGGTAGGGACCAGCGTCGTGCCAGCGTCGGTTAGTTGCAGTGACCAGTGAGTGGCCTCAGCAGGCCACGTCGCCCGAGTCGCTGGCAAGAGCGACGCCTTAGTGCCCGCGTAGTCGTGCCGTTTCATCTGCCTGTATTCCTCGCGCGTAATGACACGCATGGCGATCCCTTCCGGTCTGTCAGTGGGTGCGGTTGTATTGGGTGGTGAGCCACGCGATAGCAGCTCCGCGGCAAGTGCAGGCATGAGTGCGGCCTACGTCTGACGTCGCGCTGTATTGCTTCCGGCCGTTGTCGCAGTAGGTTGCGGTTCCGATGAAATCGCCCGTTTCGTCGCTGTAGATTCTCTCGGACATGGTGAGCTCAATTCTTAGAACGTGACGACTAGGGATAGTCGCCTGACGCCGCAAACGGAGGAATCGAACCTCCCCCGGGCATTAGCCGGGATTGCCACCTATGGCGCCGTTACGGCTCACCATGGGCCTAGTTGGCCTGGCAACGTCTGCGATGTACCGCCATAACGCCCGGCGGTGGGGCCCTTCGATGATTCCCCTATCGAGTTATCTAGCGTTCGATCCGGTACTCGGACGCGCGTTCCGCGGAACGCCATTTCCGATGCTTCCCTTTCGATCACCGCGCTAGCGGCTGGGCCTCTCGGCTTTCCTGCTGACCTGCACTACCGAGTCTAGCCTCATGCGTATGATTTAGCTACGTTTCCGCTGGTCCGCGTATGATTAACACCCGATCGGACTAGTTGTTTGCGCAGCAAAAAACCGCCACCCACGGTGACGGCTCTTTGCTGGTTGTAACCATTACCTACCTAGGCGTGTTGCCCTCCCTGCCTAGAACCATCGGAGGCGCATCCATTCCTAGCGCCTGCTCATAAGCCTTAACCGTCGCGACCCTCCCGCGCTGGCCAGCGTTGAGCCTCAGCAAATCCAAACGCGTGAGGGTTGCCACTTCCTCCGCGATGTCACGGAACCCCGTAAGACCTGCAATCGACTCCAGACCAATTGGGCGACCCCCCTCACGCGCCACTGCGATCAGCACCGTGCGCTCACGCTGGCCTAAACCCATATCGTCAATCCCGGCCATGTCCATAGCCTTGACCGCGTGCGCTAACGTGATCACCTGCGAGTCATCCCGGACGGCGTGATCTAAAGCATCCGCGAGACGCTGTTGAGCGGTACCCGCGACACCCAACGATCGCACCGCTAAATACCGCGCCGCATCCGGCTGGATTTGGAACCCCTCATAATCGTCACTCTTGACAGTCAGGGTGATGATTTCCGTTAGTTCGTCCACGGTGAAATAACCGAGTGATATTGTTTTGAAACGACGCGCCATTGACGGATTGAAACCGCCTTCCGTGGTCGCCACGATTAAGGTGAACGGTGGCAGGTTGCGTCGTTCCATCCCTTCCTTGGATTTCACCATAATGAACGGACGGCGACCTAATGCCGGGTACAGAATCTGTTCACGAGTGGAAACGCTCACGTCTTGGACTTCGTCGCAGAACGCAATGGTGTGCGGCTTGAAACCGAGGATCCAATCCGTCATTGCATCTTTCGACTTTACGGCGCCTGCCATCGTTTCATCGAACGGCGCATCCATAATGTCGGCAATCCGGTTAGCTAGCTCTGTCTTACCGCAGCCACCCGGACCCACAAACGCTAAATGCCTCACCGGGAGACCGCGACCGCGCGCGGACTCACATATGGTGGTGATCTCCTCCAACGCCTTGCGCTGGCCAACCATGCCGCGCAACTTCGGATCTATAGCCATCACAAACACTCCCTAAGACCTTGATAAATTTTCGGAAACACATGGCCTACCGCTTAACGCAAGATCAGTTTTCCCAAGTTGACGGGTAAGCGCTCACTCCCGCCTCGCGAAGTACTCCCGCGAACGCTTGCGCATAGGCGAACTTGCGCGTCACGGACTGCCCGAACGCGTGCACCGACAACATCAGGCCGCCACCGTGTGCGGGGAACCCACCGCGGTTAGCTTTCAACCAACGGGCAAACGAACCGTTAGCCGGGCGGATGGTTACATAAGCCGAACCACACGA